ACGCCGGTGAGTTGGGTGACGTCGACGTTTGCAATTCGGGCGACATAACGCCAATCGCGGTTGACGAGGCCGATTTCCCATTTGAAGTGTTCGCGATAGGCTTGGTAGGTGTTGCCGTTGGAATCGGTCACGGGCCACTCGCCCATATCGCGCTGTTGGAGACCGGTGAGTTTGCCCTTCGGGAACGTCGCGAAGTTGGTATCTGAGCCCCAGGTCAACACCCAGATCGAGGTGTTGGTTGAAGCTGCACCGCCGGCGTCGAGGACGTTGGCTGCGGTGTTGGAGTTAGCGGTGGTCTTGGTGGAGTAGCGGGGGGCGAGACCGGTGAAGCGTTCCGGGTTGACGAACTGGTTGCCGTAGACAAGGGTCGAGGCGACCTGTTGCGACATGCCTTCGAGGAAGGCACGGGATTCGGAGAGTCGGAACTCTGGTGTGTTACCGTTAAGGTCCGCGATGTCCTTGTCGATGACCGAGTAGGTTTCGAGGTTGCCACAGGCGTCAACGATCTGCGCAGTGGTCGACTTCGCATTCGGCACGCCGGTGTTCAGCAATCGCCATGTGGCTTGCGGAAGGCCAGTGCGTACGGTGGTCTTGTGACCAGTAGGGAGGTTGCCTTCGACGACCATCATGTCGTCTAGGATTTCGTTGGTTTGAGACAGCAATTCAATGATTGCTGCCACCTTATACCCGTCATCCATACGTTTCGCCCAATCAGCGTACGTAAGAGCGGTAGCTCCTAGGGTTGCCATAGAGTGTTATCCTGTGTTAGGGTTACGGGGTTTAACATACCCTTGGTACCTCTGAGCTTTGCTGTTCGTCCCCTCTGGGGCGGATCGCGGGTTACTTACGATTCGGGATCAATTGCGGATACATTGCATCTGCGATTGATGGCCGAGAGTCGGAGCCGGGGGCAGATTGTCCAGCTGGAGAAGGTTTAGTGGCTAGGACAGGTTTGCCTTCGGATAGGGGCTTGAGTAGGATCGAGAGAGCTTCGACCACGTCAGGGTGGGACCCTGCGCCAGTGATGTCGAGAGCGGAGCGGAGGCCTTTGGCGAGTGAAGGAGGTAAGGCGGAGTCGATGACTCCTGAGATCATTGATTTGACCTGGGTCGATTTCTCTCCTGGGAACCGCTCGGCGATCTGATCGGTCCAGCCCTTTTGGAGATTGGCCCATTCTTTGTATGGCGCTGATGCGGCTTCGAGGGAGTTTTTTGCGTAGAAATCCACTAGCTTCTGCGCACCTTCTTGGGTTAGGCCTGCTTCTTTGAATAGGGCCTGGGCCTGTTCGAGGACGGGTTTATCGAACTGGTAGCCTTCGGGAAGTTTGAAGTCGGAGTATTTTTCAGGGGCGCCGACGGGCGCGTCGGGCTTCTTGTCCTCGGGTTTGACCTCTGGCTTTATCTCAGGTTTGACTTCGGGCTTAGCTTCTGGCTTTGTTAGAAACGAATCGCCTTCAGGTTTCGGTTCGGGCGTAAGGGTCGTAGTCGCTGGCGACTGATCCTTCAGCGTCCCGTCCGGGGTCCTGGCCTCCGTTGTGTTCGATGGAGGTGTCTCGGTCGTCACTGTAACGTCGGTCATTGAGTTCTTCCTTTATGCTGGCTTCGTTCATCATTTGTACGTATTCGGTCGGGGCTGCGGCAATGACGTCGGCGAAGATTTGCAGACCCAGATTCTGTTCACCCAAGCGGAAAGCGGTAGTATCTGGTTGACCTGCTGCGAAAGCGGTTTGCCAAATATGACATCGTACCAAGATATCATGCATCCATTTGCGTCCTGGCTGATCTTGCATGATCCGACGAGTGTAGGCGAGTCGATTCGCCTCACTAATCTTGAGTTCTTTCTCGCGAACTCGGACTTGTTTACGATCTGAAGCATCGAAGGTCATCCTGCGAGCATCCGTTGGACTAGGTTCTGACCACCGCCGACGTCGATGGCCGAGGCGTTAGCACCGGCCTTGGTTAGGGTTTCAGCGCTCTGAAGCTGCTGCTGCTGCGCTTGCTGCTGCGCGCGTTGTTGGCGGATTGCGGCTAGGGCTTGGGGAGCACGGATCATCCGCGGATCGAGGTTGAGGAGAGAGGCATAGAGGTCCAGGGCCATATCGAAGTCGATGTTATCGACTACCGCAGGGTCGATGCCCGCGAGTTGGCCAGCGATCTGGAGCACGCGTTCGATCGAACCAGCCTGGGCTGCGCGCTGCGAGATCGAAAGCATCGAGGTGTATTCGATGGTGAGTTCTTGGCCAGCGATCTCCGGCGGGGGCGGGGGAATGATCCCTGCACGGGACATTATGCCCCAGACGCGGTCGATGGATGGGGCGAGGACTTCTGGCTGGATGCGTTCGATCACCGGCGTTAGCATCATCAGCGATTCGGATTTCCGCATATCCCATTCGACCGCGGTGATGTTGGACCGGGTTTCGAATTGCGATGCGACTTGGAATAGGGAATTGAAGAATATCTCTTTGATCCTCGCTCGGACTTCCGCAAGGTCTTCGGTGATGTCTTTGATATTCGGCTTCCAGTTACCGTAGGCGGGTTTCATTCCATCGTTACCCGTCGACATCATTCCTTGCAGAAAGGTGATTCCTCCCGGGAGCAGTGAGGCTGGTTGGTTTTTGAGTTGGACGTCGGCGACGAGGGGAGGGTTGATTCCTTTGTCGATACCTTGGGCCTTACGGCGTGTTTCTTGTTGGAGTTGTTTGATGTCTGGGAGGGCGTCCATGCCTGGAGATCGGCCGTAGGGGTCGTTTGCCACAAGGTCCCAGCGGCCGATGATCGCAGCGCGTTCGTTATACCCGCGCTTACGAAGATAGCCGCGAGCGGAAGTGCCGCCCTGAGGATTCGTCGCGCCACCCCATTCCCAGTAGGTTTCGCGGTATTTGAAGTGCGATGGGATTCCATATTTCTCTGGCTCCGTGTTGGGTTCGATCGCATGGGCGATTATGATTTCGCGAGTGAGGTTGGCGCCGTCTTGGAGATCGTAGAACTGGCGGACCATTGGGGAAGTGGCTTCCCAGCCGAATTCGTCAACGGTTTGGGCGATGGTGTAGGTGAACTCCCTATAAAATATTACAGGTCTATACTTTCCATCGATGTCGACGTAGTATTCGCCGAAGGCGGGGTTGATACAGTTGATGACGTTGTCGAAGTCTTCGTAGATGATGAAGACGCCGGTGCCGAATACGACGAGGTCGAAGTAGAAGATCGCCATGGCGGTGTAGAAGTTGGACTCAGCGAAGATGAGGTACATCAAGCGTTCGCATTCAGCGAGCCAGAGGCTAATCGGCGATGTCTGGGTGGAATCGATCCGACCAATCTTCAACTTGAACCACGGCCGGGTCGGGCTGCTGATGCCAGACATCATACCAGCGGCTAGGTTCCTTGCAGCTAGGGTTCCCGTAGAATCTAAGATATGTTGGTTGATTGGCGATCCGCGGTTCTGTTGGTTTTGGGTTATTAGCCATTTGTATCTCCTTGGGAGGATGTAGTCGGCCAACTCGCGCGCGTGGGTCCACCAGGAGTAGCGGTTGTTGCGGAGGCCGAGTAGGCGACCTTGCTGGAACTGGCGCAAGCGGATGTCTTGCTCGGTGACGTGCTCTTGATAGAGGCCGCTAAAGCGCTGGGTGGCTAAGGTGCTCATTTGACCATCTGAAGTTTCTTCCTCGCGGGCTTACCAGCGCGGGCTAGTGGATCGGTACCGCGAGGGACTGGGGCGGATAGTTGGCCGGAGTTGTGCATTTCTGCAGCGGCCATGAGAAAGTTCGCGGGGTTGATCCCGGCCCCGGCTTGAGCCTTGGCCATTTCTTCAGGCGGGAGCATAGGCGCGGTAGGCATCAGAGCACCTTCGTTATGAGGCCGCCGACGTTCGGATCATCGTCGTCGGGGATCGGGCCATAGGGACCGAAGTTTGCTGGGTTGCGTTTGCCGGGGGATTGGGCGTTACAGCAACCGCGGGGTTTGACTTGTTCGGTTAGCTTCCAGAGGCGCGGGAACATTCGATTGAGTTGGACGTAGAGATCGCAGTGGAGGTTGGCTAGGTCGCGATCGTCGAAGGCGTTACAGTTCTCGCAACGGACTTTGTGGTCGACGAAGCCAACGGTGAGTTTTGTATATTGGCCAGTCGGGACGATATCATCTGATGGCTCGCCCTGGCCATACATTCCGCAAGAGTCATCGCCATCGACTTCGTCTTTAGCCGAGAGCCAGAAGCAAAGGCCTAAGGCATTGTTGAAGTTAAGGCATGTTATGCATTGAGCATGCTCAGGCGTATCGGGCTTTGGTTCCATGTAAAGGAACGTTGACCGATCGCGGGGTTCGCCGATGGGGATGGGCTGGAGCATTATTCGCCTAACAGTTTCTTACCGCCGAGGTTGCCTGGAGAGGCCATAGTGTCGGCCCCAAGGAAGCTGGGCTGGGAGCTTTTGACTTTCGGTTTCTTGCCCTGAGGCTCGGCGCCGAAGACAGGCGGGGGAGGGACCGCGGCTGGGAGTTGCGGCAGGGCTTGTTGCGGGGTTGAGGGGGTCACACGGCCTCCATGTGCTTTGGATCGTAGGGGTTATATTCGCTAATATGGATTTCAACCTGCGGCCCTTCGCGACCAGCACCAACGTGAGCGGCTAGGGGCCCGCCAAAGGTCAGGCAGAGGGCATCGAGGTCGTCTAGGTTCAGGCCTGGGTTTTCGTCAAGTAGGTCTTCTTTTGAGATCAGTTGGATTTCGTCCTGCTTATTGAAGGTGTATTTGATCGCAAGCATGGCATTGCGGAGATCGGGGTCGAAGGGGAGTAGGCCCCCAGCCAGCCACGATCGACAAGCGCCGTACATAGCAGCGCGCATGTTGGCGTACTTTTCGCCTGAGTTGTTATTGTTGGTTCCGGTGACGGAGTCCTTCGCGCCGAATTGGATTTCCCAGACATGCAAATGCTTTGCCCGACACTGATCAACGACGCCACCACCGACACCACCACCGTCAATGAAAATACCATCGGGATGCCATTGGGTCCAGCAGTCAAAAACCCAGTTAGCGAGTTCCACAGTGTTAATGCCATTGAAGACCTTTCTCGCGATGGTTCGCGCATCGCGGCCTTTGCGCGGGTAGAGAACTGAGTTGTTGCGCCCGTAGCGCGCAACGTCAACGCCCAATGCAAGCGGCGTTTGTGGGTCTATATAGATTTCACGATCCGGGGACATTGCGGCATCGATCTCCGCTGCGGAGAAGAATTCCATCAGGCCCAGGCGAGGGAATTGGCCTAGGATGCGGATTCGCACGTAGTCGGAGTCTTCGCCATAGGTTTTGATCAGTTTCGCGGCTCGGGCTTTGTTGTAGATCGGGACAGTGCGGGAGTCGATTTGGGTGATATGCCAGAACTCGCGATGCTGCCCGCCGTCGAAGCATTCGCGAAAGCGACCGGTGTTTTTAGTCGGGTTGCCGAAGGCCAGCCAGATCAGTTGCGTGTCGCGATCGGAGAACGCGCCCTCGGCGGTTTCCCAGATGATGTCTTCGATCTCCGAGGCTTCGTCGAAGATCATCAGCATTCGCTTGCCTTTATTGTGGAGACCGGCGAAGGCTTGGGGGTTAGTCTTGGACCAAGGGATCATGTCGATGCGCCAGGTGCGTTCGCGCTCGGGGTCTTTGGAGACGAGGGAAGTGGCGTTGAGGGTGAAGAACTCTCGCGAGAACCAGCAAAGGTTGAACCATTTGCCGAGTTCGGCCCAGGTTTTGGTTTTCAGCTGGGTCTCGGTGTTAGCGGTGATGACGCCGCGGCAGTCGGGGAAGGTCATAAAGGCCCAGAGGGTGATCTGGGCCACGGTGGTGGATTTGGCAATGCCGTGGCCGGATGCGACGGCTTCTTGGATCGCGTCTTCGGCGGTGAGGAGACCGAGCTTGATCCGGCCCATAAGATCGATCGCCCAAGGCATCGGCCCGGTGTAGGCTTCTAGCTGGGTCCCGACTTCGCCCCAAGGGAACGCACCAAGGACAAAGGCGAGGGGGTCGTCACGGACTTCGGCCAGCCATTCTAGCAGATTCTCCTGCCAATGTGAGTCGGGGGAGCGCTCGGAGACCGGAGAGCCATGCCAGGATATCCGATCGAGCATCTCCCCCTCCTCTATCGTCGCCGTCCGCCAGCCGAAGCGGCGACGATTTCGGGATCGGGACCCTCAGAAGCCACGGGAGGCGCGAACTCCTGAGGGCTCGATGCCAGCGAAGGCGTGGACTTGGCATCGATTACTGTCGCTTGGCCTCGTCGGGCCATCATGTTCTCCATTCGCTTGGCGAAGTCGATGTTGATGTTGGTGTTGATGGTCTTTTTCGAATAGCCAAAACGATCAGCGCGATCGGAGGTAATGGCAAGAAGGGTCTTAACCGGAAGAAGCTCGTCCGTCTCATCTAGGCGATCCAGATGCTCTTCGATCTGGCGTTCCGCACGAAGCATATTCGAGGTCGAGGTTTCGTAGAACTCGTCCTGCGACGCGACAAAGGCCTCGGTGACCTTATCGCGGTATTGAGTGATTAGCTCCTGAAACGCCGGATCGGATTTAAGCGTGCTCAGACGAACAGCTGAGAACCCAGTGATCCGCAAGATTTCTTCAGTACGCGCACCAGTAGCGCAAAGCCTCGCGAGGCGGTGATGCCCATCGCGGAAGGTCTTGACCCGATTCACCACCGATCGCTCAGTCGTCTTCAACCGCGCCAAATCCTCCCGGGTGAGGACTCTCACTGCCAGGATTCGCGGCGCTTTGGCGATCTTGCCCCTATGTAGTTCGGGCCGGTTCATAACCTTCTCCAACTAGAAAATCTAGGTCCTGTCGGTGGCGGCATCACATTCGCTGGCATCATATCAACTAGCATCTCCAGCGAAATCGAAGGCTTCGGCGGGGCATGCTTCTGGTTATGTCTTGGTTGATACTTCTTGATCATCGCGATCTCAAGATCATCCAACTCCCGCAACATACAAGGCCTAAACCAAATCCTATCGAAATTGATTCCAACCTTCACCTGCCGATAACCCATCGGCTTCGGATATTTCCGTTTCCGGTAATTTATATGCGTGGCCAATCGCTGTAACGGTTGTCTTGATTGTCCAATATAAACAACCTCGTCCTTATACACCAGAGCATAAACTCCACAATGCATTAAGGCCGATGCGTTAACAAACCCTTCCAACTCCATGACAGAATTCTCCGTACCATATGACCAGTATGGGGTATAGCGAAACAAAAGTCAATAGCAAAGTTGATGGGTATGGGCTCTTCGTTTTTCACACGATTTGCGGTGAGGAGTATTGGCCCCCGCGCGAAGACGAAATTTTGGCCCCCCGGCCTTCGCGGCTGAGGGGCCTAGTAGATCACGGTCGCGGTGTGGTTAGTCCTTGACGCTCAACAGGTTAGCGTTGGTCTTGATGAAGTCCGCGATCCGCTGCGACAATTCGCCGCATGAGCTTCCCTCGATAGTCCCTCGATAGTCCCTCGATAGTCCCTCGATAGACCGATAACCAAAACCTTCGCACCTGCCTCCCCTACCTGCCCTGTATGGCCCTATCTGGCCCTGTCTTCCTTGTCTAAATCACATATATATTGACAACACCAGATAGGGCCAGATGGCCTAGGAGGCCGGGGGAGGGAGGGAGGTGCTATGGTTTGCTCTATCGGCCAATCAGGGACTAATCGCGGGATCATCGAGGAGCTATCGGGGAATATCGCAGCGCGTAAGTGATTGACTTAGTTCGCGAATTGGTGTATAATGGAATGATAATCGAGGCCGTGTCACCAGATGCTTAGATCGCTCGCTGCATCGCAACATCACGCGATTGTGATTTCAGCGCCGTATTGTTGCCGCAATTGGGGCGCAGGATGGAACTGTCGGCGGTCAGAGACTAGGAGCTATGCCAATGCCAGTGCCAATGCCACAACCTGATTACGCTTGGCGTGACAAGGCCTATTGGGGTCGAGTGTGCCAAGCCTGCGATCATGAGATTAAGTGCAATCCGCCTAAGGACTATGACAAGGGCGCAAGCTATATCACTCCAGCCTACGCAAATAAGACTTGTCCTAAGTGCAAGTCAGAGGCTTTCGATTACGGCAGCTATCGCCATGCTAAGGATTGTGATTGTTTCTATTGCACTGAGGATGAGGATATAATTCAGGCCGAAAGGGGATAATCAATCCCCTCAGGGCGTCATGCGCCCTCTGATGATGGCCAATGGAGGATCACTATGAAGGAAATGTCTCTGCTCGCAGCGGTTAAGGATTACTTCGGCTTCAAGCCCGGCCAGACCATGGGCGAGTTCATGGCGGAGTATAAGGAGTTGGATGAAGGCGACAAGAACTTCTTCCGGCGCGAGTTCATTAAGGTTGGTTACAAAGCAAACTAAGGCCGAAACAGGGGTTCGCCCCTGTCGGGAGGTCAATCCTCCCCTGACGAGGCCATAGATCGCGGGCAATAATGGACTTGCTCCATTCGCTGACGGCGATAGTGCGAAGCCAGAACCATAGGCGTCAATATGAAGGACGATCGACAATGACTGACGTAACGGTTAACGAAGCTGAAACGGAAGCCCCTCCGTTTATCCCGACTATCACACTTAAGGGTGATGCGGGGTCGATGGTCGTGGATTTCCGCGATTTCCCAGACGCCACGTATCAGGCGATCTTGGTCAAGGGCTTGGAAGCGTTTCTTAACCAAGCCAACGGTGCGGCGAAGTCCCTAGCAGGGATCACCAAGCTCGAAGGCAAAGAGTTGGAAGACCGGAAGAAGGAAGTCCTCAAAGCGGCGGAAGCTACTCTGGAACAGCTTAAGGCTGGTACAGTCCCCGGCGCGAAGAAGGCTAAGGCTTCCGGTGCGGTGCAGACTGAGGCCATGCGCTTAGCGAAAAACATGGTCAAGGACTTAATCCGCAACTCTGGCCAGAAGA